GGTCCTTGATGAGGTCGAACAGGTTGGTGAAGATGCCGAGCACGCCGTCTTTCAGGCTCGTCACGACCTCGATCACGCCATCCTTGATGGCGCCCCAGTCCCCCGTGAAGATTCCTTTGGCGACCTGGAACAGCCCACTGATCACGCCGATCGTCGTGTCGATCACCGTCTCGATGGTCTTGAACGTGCTCTCGGCGACCAGCCTCACGGCGTCGAACACCGGCTCGATCACCGCCTGGATCGTCCCCCAGTGCTCGCCCACGAAGTCGATGACGGCCTGGATCGCCGCCTTGACGCCGTCGAACGCTGTCACCGCAGCCGGCACGAGCGTATCCGTCACCCACCCGACGAACCCGTCGAGTACGCCCTTGATGCCGTCGAACGCCCCGACCACCGCCGGCACGAGCGTATCCGTCACCCATCCGCTGAACGCCTGGAGCGCGCCCTTCACGCCGTCCGCGGCCGCGCCGAGCGCCGGGAACTTCGCCGTAATGTCGTCCCAGTGGCGCACGAGGAGCACGATGCCGGCCGCGACGAGCGCGATCCCGGCGCCGATCAGGATCAGCGGCGCGTTGGCCGCGATGAACGCGACCGCCGCGGCGCCGGCCGCGGTGGCGTTTGCAATCCACACCGGGACCATCGCGATCAGCGCCGGGATGACCGCCGAGAGCACCGACGCGCCGATGGCCGCCAGCACCGGCAGCATGATGTCCATGTTCGTGACAATCGGTTGCAGCGCCCCGGCGATCGTCGAGATCACGCCGACGAACTGCCCCACGACCGGGATGAGCACGTTGAGCGTCTCGAGGAACTTGAGCTTCGCGCGCGTCATCGCCAGCTGCACCGGCATCAGCTTCTGGCCGATGCTGGCCGCGAGCTCTTCCTGGCGCGCGGCTGCAATGCGCGCGCTGTTGGCGGCGCCGTTGCTCGTGTTCCGGAAGTCCCCGGCCACGTCGTTCGTCTGCTCCATGATCAGGCTGATCCGCGCGAGCGCCTTCTCCTGGTCCGTCAGCGCTTTCGCCGACGTCTTCCCCGTGTCAGCCAGTGCCCGCGCCTCGACGGCCGCGGCCGACAGGCTGACGCCATACTTTTCGAGCGGGTTCGACTCGCCCCGCAGCCCGGCGTTGATGGCGTCGATCGCCTCCGAAACATCGGTGTTGAACACGCTGGCCATGTCCGCCGCGCGCTCGGTGAGCGAGGTCGTCGACTTCGTGACGACGTCCATCCCGAGCCCCGCGTTCTTGAGCATCGCGCCCATTGGCGTCGCCAACTGGTTGAACGCGGCCTGAGAGAGCCCGAGCGCGTTCGCGTTCTCTTTGCCCCAGGCGAGCACCTCCCCGGCGCTGTCGCCGAAGACCTGGTTGACCCCGTTCATGCTCTCTTCGAGGTTCGAGGCCGCGCTGATGGCGGTGCTGAACCCGCCTGTGATCTTCGGGATCGCCTGAGCCACCAGCACGCCGCTGGCAACCTTGGCGACGTCCCCCAGTGCCTTCTGCACACCGCCAAAGCGGCCGCTGTTTTTCTCGGCCGCCTCGCCGACGCCGTTCAGCGCGTCGCGCACTTCCCTGAGCGCCGCGTCCGCCTCGTTGCGGGCCTTGATGACCGCGATCAGCTCGGCGTTAGTGACCACGGGCGCGCCTCTCAATCTGGCGGATCGTCTCGGCCTCGGCGTCGCCGGCCATCGCGAGCAGAAGGTCCTCGTACGCGGCGGCGTCCTGGCGCAGCGCCAGGTAATCGCGGAAGCCGCCGGCACGTTCCATTACCGCGACCCACCCGAGCTCTGCGGGAGGACCCGAGCGTCGCCCGAGCGACCAGTCGGCCCACTCCCGCCGGATGCGTTTTTTTCCGGCTCCTCGCGTGGCCCTGGGTAGAGCTCGTCGAGCCTCGCCGAGAGATATGCCCACGATTCCTCGTCCAGCCGGCCGATGTTCTCTGGCGTCACCGGCAGCGGCGACGACCAAGCCTTGATCGCAACCTCCGCCTTCACCTTCGCCATCGCAACCGTCGCGGCCGCGAGGTCGAAGTCGCCGTCGAGTGCCCGGTTGCCGGCCACGCGGACTGCGCTGCCAGCCATCGCCGCCGTCGTGATCCGCAGGCGGTCGTCGACCGACAGCCGCGCCTTTACCTTCACCCACTCGCCCGGCGTCGGCAGATCGATTTGTACGAGGTCGTCGTCAGTCAGCCACGGCATCAGATCGCGGCCTCCCTATTGATGACCGTGAAAAGCAGCGACTTCGCCCACGTCGGGTCGTAGACGCTCTCCAGGTCGAACGCGACCAGCCGGTTGTCACCGTCCCCGCTGAAAGCCGGCGCGCCCGTGAAACGGTACGCACCGTCGATGATGACCGACTTGTAAACCGACGGGCCCGTTTCGATCTCCGACCCGGTCGTCGCGACGCGAATGAACACGACGTCGTTTGCGCGCCAGGCGGCCACGCGTGCTGCGCCCGTCGCGTCCAGTTCCATCGTCAGGCTGAGCGTCGCCTTGAATCCGCGCGCGAAGTGGTGCCCGGTATGGTCGAGGTCGGCGCGCCCGTCGAGCGTGTACTTCGGCGTGAACGGCGACGTGTACTTGAAGGCAGCTTGCCGGATGACCCCGGTGAGCTGCGTATCGCCAAGGTCGGCGCCGGCAGCGTCGAGGTAGACAGACGTGAGTGCGCTCTTCGCCTCCTCGCGATTGGCGTAGGGCGCCAGCGCGCCGGTCGGCGTCGACGGCTGCGACGCCCGGCCCACCAGCGAGTACTTGAGCTTCGCGACTTCGTTCGTCGCCCACTCAACCTCGAACTCGTCGAGGAACGCATACCCGAACTCACGCGCAATGTGGTTCGTGGTGCCGTCACCCTCCACCACCTCGACCGTGGCGGTATCAAGCGTTGGCTCCACCGTCAGTTGTGGGTCGAATACCCACGTCTTCGCGTCGCCGGCGCCGCCTGGGGTGACTGCGCCACGCACGCCCAGGAGCAGCGGCCAGAGGATCTCCTCGAACGTGAGCTCAGTGTCTACGCTGACACGCGCGGCCTTTATCAGGTCGACCCCGGCGCCGCCCGTGTTCGCGTTGATCCCGCGTGGGAACGCCGAGCGATACCGCTCGCTCGTCTCCTCGTAGCTCCAGTCGCCGACGAGCTGCCTGGTCGCGGCAACGAGTGTGCCTTTCGTAGTCTCCCGGCCGACCTGGAGCTTGCGGAAGGGGTTAATCGCGGTCGCCATTGCTCTCCTCCTGGGCCCGCCGCCGAGGCGGGTGCTCATAGCGATAGGCGCCGCTCGCGACCTTCGCGTCGGCGGCTTCGCGGTCGGGCTCGTCGTGGTCTGCCGCCGGCCAGCCCTCCGGCAGCGGCAGCGCAGCGCCGTGTGGCGTCTCGGCGATGTAGCGCAGCTTCACGGGCTCCCTCCGCTGAATGACGTGTTCTCCTGCTCGCCCACGAGCAGAAAGATCTGGTATCCGCTGTAGGTCACGCCCGCGTATTCGAGGTCCTGGAGGCCCTCGCTGCGGTCGAACCTGCAGAAATTGACGCTATCCCCGAGCGTCACGTGGGAGGTGAAGCGCTCGATGATGCGGTCGACCATCGGCAGCACCGTCGCCAGCCGCGTCGCCATGTCCCCGCCCGCCTGCAACACCTGTACCACCACCTCGTACTCGTGCCGGTGGTGCGCCTGGCTCCTCGCCTCGTAGCGTCGTGTCCGCCCCGGGAACACCAGGATGGCCGGCAGCTCGTTGAGCGCCGCCGGGATGCCCTCGCGGCCGCTCGCGCCGGCCGAGTAGACGCGCTTGACGCCATCGAGGCTCAGCAGCGCCGCACGGATCTCGTTGCAGGTGTTTGCCTGGGAGAACATCAGTCGCTCCCGTCGGGGCCCGCCGAGCCCCACACACGTTCGATCGCGGCGGCGAGGATGGTCTCCAGCCGTGGTCGCATCGCGCCCGTCGCGGCGTCGCCGCGGACGATGCCGTAGAACGGCCGCGCCGCGCGCTTCGCCTGGCTCACGCTCGCAACCGGGTGCGCCGCTCCGCGCCACCAGAGCACGCGGGCGCGCCGAGGCCGGATCACGAGCGCCCCGCGCCCGAACTCCACGACCTTCGCGCCCGGGTGTTTCGTACCCACCGCCCCCACCGTCGGACCGAGCAGCGTCGCGGACCGCTTCACAGCGGTCTTTCCGCCCATGCTCCCCGGTGCGCGGCTCGCGACCAGGCCCCGGAACTCGTCTGTGGCACGCCGCGCACCGGCCTGCCACTCCGGGTGCTGCGCATCGCCGGCCGCCTTGACGAGCCCGCGCAGCTTCGCCATGCCCGAGATCTCAATCCCGACGACTGCGTTCTTCGCCATCGCTCAGGCCACCGTCACGCGCCGGAATGGCGCCAGCAGGTCCCGGATGAGCGGATACGTCGCGCTGAACGAAAACCCGCCCAGCTCTTGCGACCCCACCATCTCGCCGTGCCCCGTCTGCGCTGCCCGGAACAGCCGCGCGGCCTGCATAGCCGTCGCCTGCGCAATCGCGCGCGGGTAGATGCGCCGCAGCACGACCGCCCCGTTCGCGTGCGTCGCGGCCGCCGTTCCGTTGCGGGCCCGTACGACAGTCAGCGTGTCCACCTCCACGGCTGTCACGCTTATCTGCTCGCCCCCGATGAGGAGCATGTCCCCGGCCGCGACGTCGTGGCCGGCCGTCATCGTGACCGTCGTCTCCCCGCTCTCGGCTCCGTCCGCCAGCATCCCCGCGACTTCCGTCTCCTGGCTGTAGCCGACGATGCCCACCAGTTCGACCCGCTCGTCGCCGTCCGGCCATGCGCTCAGCTGCCCGCCCAGCGGGCGCAGCCAGATCTCGCGATACGGCGTGTGCGGTGGGCCTCCTCGCGGCCGCAGGCTGTAGTCCGTCCCGTTGACCAGCGTGATCTCGAAGTTCCCGTCGCCGTCCGCGTCGACCTTCAGGCTCGTCACGCTCACGAGGTCGACCGGGAGCGGCAGCAGGCGCCGATCCTGGAGCGGCGACCCGTACCAGGCGGGATAGAGCGTCGCAACCCGGCTATAGAAGTGCCGTCCGAGGTCGTTGTCGATCGCGGCGGATGCGCCCTCGATCGCGGCCAGCAGCTGCGCGTCGTGTGCCGTGTTTGTCGCGCTGATGCCGAGCTCCCCCTTGAGCGCCGGCAGACGCACGTACCCGTTCACCCGCTTCCCTTGTCCTCGCCGCCCGGCGCGGCCTTGTCAGACGGCGCGCGCCGACGCTTCGGCGCTTCAGGTGTGGGGCCGTCCTCGCGTTCCTGCCCGATGAGCCCGTACCGCTCTGCGTCCGGGAGCGGGAGCTCGCCGCCCTCGGCCACGAGCAGGGTCACGGCCGCCGGGTCGGCGCAATCGACGAGTGAGCCGGCTGCGTCCAGGCAGAGCCGCAAGGGCGAGACGTACGCCCCACCCTCCGGCGGCCGCCGCAGCTCCCGGATGTCGAGCGCCATCAGGACCGCGCTCCCGGCGTGATGTCGACCCAGGCGGAACCCGTCCACTCGAAGGAGTGCCCGGTGTTCGTCTCGACGAAGATCGCCCCGCGGATCGGCACGGGGGCGGTGGTCGGCTTCGCGTCGCCGCTGAGGCCCGTGTAGCGGTAGGCGCTGGTCTGCACGACCGCCATCTCCTCCCCCTACGCCCGGTAGTAGTCGACGACCACGGGGTTACCGTTGAGCGCCGAGTTGAGCTGGATGGTGTTCGACTCGAGCGCAGACGCGCTCACCGCGACGGTCGGCGGCGTGCTCTCGACGACGCCGTTCAGGAACGCCCGGATGACCCCGTTGCGGCTGAGCGTCTCGGGCAGCCCGAGCTTCGCCCCGGTCCCGACGCGCACGCGCTCGGTGTCCGCCGTCACATACGGCGGGAGCGTGATACTCGTGACCGTCCGGAACGCCTTGTTCCCGGCCACCACGCCCGTGCCCGCCAGTGCGATCGTTTCGGTGATCGGCTCGCCGCCGATGTTCGTTCCCTCGATGACCACGTCGCCGGCGACGTCGGCATGGTTGCCCTTGACCGTCAGGTTGCGGGCCACGGCCGGGTTCGTGATGCCCGCGCTGACGACGGTCGGGTCGCTGGCATGCATGGCCGTGTCCGCGAGCACTGCGTTGTCGGCCCCCACCGCCGGCGAACCAGGCGAGAACGACAGGACGCGGGAACGGGAGCCGGTGATGTATGGCATGGCCTTCCTCCTGGTTGGGTGGCCCGGCAGGGGCCTTGGCTCCCCCGCCGGGCCTCGTGCTGTCCTAGAGCCCCGTCACCTGGCAGATGGCAGCCGGGCGGAAGACGACAAACGCGAAGCGCATGTCGGCCCGGATGGTCCGCTTGCCCTCGACGAACTGGTCGCCCTTGTAGCCGACCTGCACGTCGATCCCGCGGCGCTCGAAGAGGCTCATCCACTGCGGCTCGGCGCTGATCACGTAGCCCGTGCCGGCGCTGTCCGCGTCCTGGAGCACGACCGGCAGCGACCAGATGCGCTGCGGCCCGGCCTCGCTCGGCGAGCCCCAGATGTAGACGCCGTCCGCCGTGCGAAGGAGACGGATGGCCTCCCAGTCGGTCGGGTGCAGGAGCACGTGGCTCGCGTTGACCCGCCCCACGAGCAGCAGCTTGGAGTTGATGGCCCGGAAGATCGCATCCGGCACCGCGTCCGCGCCCTTCGCCTGCGTCTGGATGCCCGGCGTGTTCTTCATGCCCCGGATCGCCGGCGGCGTGGCCGAACCGACGAGCACCTGGCCATCGAGCCGCTGACGGAGGCCGTAGACGAGCCGGCTGTTGAGGTAGCTCTCCACCTGGGCCTCATCCTCAAGCTGCTCGTCCGTCACGGGGATCGAGTCGGTGATCTTCCTTACCGACGACTCACGCTCGGTGAGCACGAACGTCGATTCGGCGAAGGCGACGCCCTCGGCCGTCTCGGCGGCAGCGTGGGTGCGCGTCGTCTCCTCCATGTAGACGATCTTTTCCTGGTTGGTCCGTGCGAGCGGCAGGATGTCGAGGAGCTGGAGCGGCCGCGTCACCGCGGGCACGAAGCCGGGCTGCCGCACCGACTCCGGCGCCCAGCCGGCGCTGGTCTGGAAGAGCGTCTTGGCCCCGAGCGTGTCGAAGCTCGCGCTCTTGGCCATCACATCCGTGGGCCAGACCTCGTCGAACTGGTAATCGATGCCGCCGGGCGCGCCCTTCGCGGCCCACTCCCGGTAGCTCTTCTGCGCGGCGACCAGCTCGCCCAGGCTCTTCGCGGGCGCGGCCTTGCGGCCGTCCGAATCGTCGGGGGCGAACCGCGACATGTCGCGCGCCGGCGCCGTCGCCCATTTGCGCTCGCGCTCGGCGTTCTCACGCGCCTTTTCCAGCTCCGCCAGCTCGTCCCGGCGCTTGCCGAGCTTGGAGAGCTCCTCGTTCCGCTCCCGGATGTGCTGCGCAAGGCTCAGCCCGTCCTTGAGCTCCACGCTCTTGACCTTCGACGGGTCCAGGTCGGGACCGGCCTCCTCGAAGATGGTGTGCAGCATCTCGCTGCGCTCCGCGATGGCCTTCGCGACCATCGCCCCGCTCAGCCCCGCGATGTCCGCGTCGCTGTCGATCTTCACCGTGAACGGCATGTCTTTCCCCTCGTGTCAGTGGACGCCGAGCAGCTCGGCGCGGATGCGCTCGAACCGGATCAGCTCCCGTTCGAGCTCCTGCGACTGGCTCGCGCCCTTGGGCGCTGCGGTCGCGTCCGCCAGCAACTGCACCAGAGCGTCGGCCGACGCCATCAGCGACTCCGCGATGGCCGTCAGGCGCTCCACGTTGGCGGCGGACAGGGTGCGGCCCTCTTTCGCGCGGGCCGCGAGGCGCTCTTTCACGCGCGCCAGGTACTCATCGACCAGCCCGGTGATCTCCTCCGAGTGCTCGATGAACGGCAGCGCTGCGGTAGCGCTCTTGATGGCGAGCGTCCGGGTGCCGATGCCGGCGCCCTTCAGCACCGGGTCCACGCTCCAGACGTCGATCTCCTCCAGATAGCGGACTGCCCGGCCCTCGTGCTGGCCGAAGCTCTGCCGCTTCACGGCGTAGATGTACGACCACTCGGCCAGCTGGCCGGCGGCCTTCAGCGTCTCGTAGTGCTCGCGGCCGGCGGCGGTATCGAAGAACGCGCCCGTGACCCGCGCCTCCCGCTGGTCGGTCTGGATGACGCCTTTTCCGACGGGCAGGGTGCGCGCGTTATGGCCGTACGCACCGATGAGCACCTCGGCTCCGTTCGCGAACGCGCCGGGTCGCGTGATGTCGCCGTCGTGGTCGACCACGTCGAACGTTGCGAACACCGCGCTGAACTCCCGGCTGCCGTCGTCGGCCGCCTTCAGGCTGAGGGTCAGGCCCTTGCGCTCGGTCTCCATGCTCGCAGCATGGCGAGCGTCGGGACGTGGGAGATTGTCAGCCCCCGCGCGTGCCCCGCAGGTCCTGCAGCAGGTCTTCGAGCCCGACCGCCTCGGCGGCCTCCTCCTGGCTCATCCCGGCCTGCATCAGCGCGCTCATCGTGTCGGCCGCCTGCCGAACGAGCATGAAGATCCGGTTCCGCTCCAACTCGACGCTGAGCGGCGAGTAGACCGTCTCCCCGTCTGTGAACGGCGGCTCGTCGTCCTGGGCAAGGATGCGCTCGACCGACGTGAGGCCCGCCTGGAGCTTCCGCACCTGGATCTCCGCTTTGTCCTTGGGTGCCGCCGACAGCATCGACTCGAAACGGAAGCGCACCTGCAGGTCCGGGTCGACCGGCCCGGTGATGTACGCCTCATAGCCCGACTGAAGCCGGTTCACGATCGGCCGCAGCGTGAACCGCTCCAGGCCGCGTGCGAACTCGGCGACGCCTGTCCCCCACGTGCTCGGCTTGTCGACCATGCCCGCCACTGTGGGCGGCACGCGCCAGAGGGCCATCACGAGCGAGAACACGTCCTGGCGCTGAGCAACGAATTGCGCGTCGGCCATCGACATCGTCATCCGCTCAAGCTTCGCACCCGGCCCGCCCACGACCGCGACACGGCCCGCGTTCAGCGGCCCGCCGTGCAGCCGTTCGAGCCGCTCCGAGACGGCCCGCGCCTCCTCCGGCTCGACCCTCTGGTCGAACGTCAGCACCGCCGTCGGGTTCATGCCCCGGCCCATCAACCGCGCGGCCGTCGCATCGTAGGCCTGCGACAGCCCGAGCAGCTCCGCTGCGTAGCGCACCGGCGACACCGGCTCCAGCCGGCCCGGCAGCGTGAACAGCGGGATCATCGCGAACTCCGGCCGCCGGCCCGGCCGGTTCCTCAGCTCACCCTTGCCGGCGACCGCCAGTCGCAGCGACCGGTCGTCGTCTCGCTGGAGCCGTACCGCCGCCGGGTCCTGGGGCCAGAGTGCGTGCAGGCCGCCGCCGTTCGTCCACTCCAGGGCCGTGTAACTCGCACCCCAGAGCGTCAGCGAGAGGCTGACCGTCGCATTGAAGCTCACGAGCGTCTGGTCGTCGTTTGGACGGTCCCAGAGCGGGCGAAGCTCCTCGGGCCGCACGGGCGTCCTTGCGGCGTCATCCCGTCGGATGAGGCGGTAGCTCAGGCTCGACACCTCGTCCGCGATGAGCGTGTTCGCGATCCACGCGGCCCCGATGCGCAACGCCCCGTCCTCACTCACCCGCATTCCCGAGAACGTCGGCCCGCCGGCACGGTGGTCGATCTGGCCGTTGACGCCCGAGAAGTCCCCGGCGCCCGAACGCAGAATGCTGAACGCCTTCGACGCGGCCGCGCCGAGCACGGGTGCGGGCATGAGCTACCTCCAGCGGTTCACCGTCAGGATCGCATATCCCGCGCCGAGGGCGATGCCGGCCAGCGGGTCGAGCCGCCACCAGAGCCCCGCCGCCAGCGAGGCGATAGCGGACGCCTCCGCGAGCCAGAGCCCCCAGCCTATGAGCCGTTCACGCATCGTCGTCCTCCCCAGGTATGTAGACCGAAATCCCCCGCGGCTCCTCCTCGGCCTCGCCCGCCAGGTACACCGCCATCACCAGCGCGATCGCCGCGTCGAAGTGCACGCCGCTCCGCGCCTTCACCAGCCGCTCGCCGCCCCGCGGCAACATCTTCGCCCTCGCAGCCCGGATGTGACGCGCCAGTACCGGGTCGCCGTCGTGCGCCAGCGCCTCCGCCTCCGGGTCGGTCGCCCCCGGCTGCGCCGCCAGGATGAGGTCGTAGAGCGCCTGCGTCGCCGGCATCATCCGCTGATCGGTTTGCGGCACCTCGACCATTGGCAGCCCACGGTCCTCCAGTTCCTCCACCAGCCATGCGATGAACGCCGGGTCATACCCGCAGCCCCGCACGTTCCGCAGCCGTTCGAACAGGCCGACCACGTAGTCGAGCACCTCCCGCCGGGGCACCCGCCAGCCCTCCTCCGGGGCGCCGTCCGGCCCCACCGGACGCTCCCATACCCGCGCCGTGACGAACACCCGCCGCCGGCCGGTCGCGTCCCGCCGCCGCTGTATCACGACCACGGCCGTCGAGTCCCGCTTGCTCGAAGCGTCCCAGCCAATCCACGTTGGCGCGTCCACGTCGAGCTCGAACGGCCCCACGTTGCACGCCTCCCACATCCCGTGGTCGAGCCAGGTGTTCACGCTCTCCACCGGTTGGTTCAGGTAGTAGCGCCGCATCTCGCTCTCGGTGCGTTTCCCGAACTCGGCCCGGTAGAAGTCTTCCCGCACGGTCGTGCCGAAGCTCGGGTTTACGCGGAGGTCGGCGTAGCTCGCCAGGTCCCGCGGGTCGGCGTCCGGGTCGGCCGACCACCATCGGAACATGAATGACGGGTCGGCGAGCTCGCCGGCCTCGAGGCGCCGGCCGTAGCGGTACATGCGGAGCCACGGCGCGACGAGCTCGTCGTCTTCGTCCGGCTCGTCGACGCCGGCCGTCGTGATGCAGATGTGGAGCGGCTCCTCGCGCGTGGCGAACGCCCCGGAGATCATCCCGTGCATCTTGCGTTGGTTCGGCGTGTCCCACTCGTGGAGCTCGTCGCCGATGCCGACGAGGAGGTTTTGCCCGTCGAACTTGCCCCCGTTCGCCGGCACGCGCCGAATCCACCCCGCGCCGTCCTTCCGCTGGATCTCGCGGGCGAAGGGCGTCGCGAACTGCCGCAACCGCGGCGACCGTTCCACCATGGTCCGCGCCGCGCCGAAGACCAGGTCCGCCTGGTTCTCCGCTGCCGCCGCGACCGCTATGCGCGGGTCCGGCTCGCGTGCCCCCAGGAGGAAATACACGGCCAGCGCCGCGACCAGCGTCGTCTTTCCCTGTTTCTTCGGCAGGCCGATCAGCGCCGTGCGGTAGCGCCGCCTCCAGCGCCCCAGTTCGTCGTCCCATACCTCCTCGAACAGGTCGACGAGCAGCTGCTTCTGCCACGCCTGCAGCACGAACGGCTCGCCCAGCCACCGATCGCTCGGGAACACGCAGTTGCGCTCGATCCACTGGATCACCCGCGGCCCCTGCGACCGGAACCGCTCGATCCGCCCATCGCCCAGCACCCGATACGGCCCGTACGGGTGCGGCCCCCACGGCAGCGGCCGCAGCTCCACGAACCCCTCCGTCACCGTTCGACCGCCTCGCCCTCGATGACCATGTCCTCCAACCCGTCCGGCAGCGCGAACTCGTCGTAGTCCTGCTCCCCTGGCGCACCCATCAGGTCCTCGAGCGTTGCCAGCCCCTCGCTCATCGCCAGACCCAGCGCAATCCGCGCCCGCGGCTGCAACCCGTAGCGGTCCTCGAACGCCTTCAGCGCCGCGTCCAGCCGGCGCGCCGCCACGCCCGCCGGGTTCTCCACCAGCCCGCCCTTCGACCCCTTCACGATTGGCGCGGCCGCGTACAGCCCGTCCAGCCGCAGCCACGAGTCGAACATCAGGATGTAGCGCGTCAGCGTCCCGAGGTCGGCCTCGCGGTCCCACGCCGCTGCCGGCCGCGACCGCCAGATAGTCCGCCACCACCGTGCCGCCTCCGGCAGGAGCGGCGTCCGGTTCCCCTTCACATCAGGAGGGTGCCTCGGCGCCGGCGGCGGGCGCCTCTGCGCCCCCGGCAGCAGCCGCAGCGGTTCCCGCGGCCGGTGGCCCTGGCGCTGCGCCGGGTGCTTCGGCGGCCGCCCCCTCACCGCCCGCCGCCCAGTCGCGATTTTCGAGCACGCGGAAAATCACTTTGGGGCGATATAGCTCTCCGGCCCCCCTCGAACTTTTTC